CGCAATATGTAGGGTTAGACCTACTTCTAATTACATTCTCATCTACACCTCTAAGTATGTATATTTCTTCTCCAATTCTTATAGTATTATATCGTTGCATTACAAAGTTCTCATCTACCTCTACCCATTCTACATCATATACAGGTATATATTCATTGCTTGTAAAAGTTTCAGTAGGATAACCTGGAATTACAACAGCATCTGTATCTAGACCTTTAACAACACCCCTTCTATTATGAAGCCTTACATAATACATAGAAGTATCATACATATCAGTCCATTTATCTTCTAGAAGCTTTATATCATCTTTACTCATTTCCTTACCATACACATTAAGAATTTCATTCTTAGTCATCCATTCTCGGAATACACACCTTGGAGAATCTTTAATATATGGTGATTCCATGTTTCTTTCTACAAAAGTATTAAGAGGATTTCTAACTTTAATTTTTATGTTACTATGGTCGACTGATGGGACTACTTTATAATAAGCAGCACCTCCAACTAAATCATCAAACAACAAATCCCTTAATACAGTAATTATGTCTGTATCTCTTGATTGCATTATATAATCAACAACATTCTATGCAGCAATCTCATATTCTGAAACAAAGCTATTATTAATGTTATCGACTATTTTCTTAAGTTCTTCTTCGATAAAAGAATCTTCAGTTTTCTTTCCGTCAATAAAACTTAAGATTGAATTCTTTAGTTTACTTTTAAAGGCTTCGTATAATTCCTTGTTTATTTTTAACTACTTCTCTCTGTCTATGGCAGTAATAGTATCACTGTCTTTACAAGAAATTTTCGGAATAATAGGAGTGCCTAGATACTCACCAATAAGAGCATCTACATGCTTCTTAATTAAAGGTGTAAAATGTAAAGTAGTAGGAGTACTAGCCCCATATACTTCTTCTAAGTATCTAAACTACTCTTTATCTCTTATTCCATTATAGTAGTTATAAGCCTTTTGTAATTCATATTTTGGATATACTAACTCATGTATAGCCTTATCCGTTTTTTCTATTAAATCTTCTTTCGACATGTACATGATGTATCAGGAGTGTCACATAAATAAGGATTTCTTAGATTTAATTCTCCGTATTGTACTCCCATCATATCATGTAATTCTCTTTTAAGAATAGCAATCATTTTATCTTCTTCTAATGGAATATACAATATTTTAGGCTAATAGTCACAACCCAAGCTAATAGAAATTCTATAGCCTGGGTTCAACTCTTCAATCTTTAATTTCCCTATGTATTTTATTTTATAAGTATCCATTAAATGCTAATGGATTAGTTGTTCTAATTCTGTTGTCGTCATAGAACTCAAAGTCTTTTGTTGTTGGTATAATAGTCTAAGTAGCTTTCGGAATTACTCCCCAACGCCTATTTCCAAATTCATCAGTATAATAGCCAATTTCTTCATAGTTATTTTCAACTGTAACTAATTTCTTTGGTACTACTCCTTGTAATTCTTCATCAGCAAGCTCTGCCATTCCCATAGCAGCAATAATATCAAATTTAGTCTTCTTCTCGTCAGTATACTCATTTAATTGTTCAAGCATTTCCTCAAACCATATAGTATAAGAATAATCTTCAACAAAGAACTAAATTAAATCAGTCTGGTGTGCAATTATAGGTGTAGTAGCAGGAGTTCCAAACTATGTATTAGTATTACGCATGGTATCCGATAAGGTAGCTCTAGGTCTTTTCATAAAGAAATTTAAATATTTCTTTTCTCTTGCCCAAGGTATAATTCCTTGTCTAGTAGCCTCTATATTTATCTATGCATTGTAATACTAAGCAAGTTTAATAGCTATTATATAAGCTTCTCTAATGTTATTAGGTCTATCTTTATACATAGCTACATACTTAGGAGTATCTAATCCGAAAACTCGTTTCTTAACCACTAAGCAGAAATCAGAAGGACTTTTAGTAGCTTCAGAAGTTTGTGATTTACCGATATCAATTCCGTCAATACCAATCACATACAAGTTCCTGATTTTCTCTGTAGGTGGTGCCCAAACTACTTTTCCTTCCTCATCTTTCTATGGTGGCAAAGTCCATATAGGATGTTCTAATATCTATATCTTACCAGTAGGATTATTAATCCATCTAAAACCATTAATGTTATTAGGATTATGGTCTCCATTCTTGTAAGTATAATCTAAGAATCCCACATCTATATGAGGTCCCTATTTTAATGCTCTAATTCTAGTAAGCTATTCTGATATTAGAATCTTATTAAACTTATTATTAGTTCCTGATGAAAAAGCTTCCGTATCATTATAGGGATACTCAGCACAGTGATTAATCAGAGCTTCTGGAGTATTTACCATACTACCTCTAATTTCATCTTGCCATTCCCTTACTTTCTCATCATCGACATATCCTCTATGCTCTAAGAACCTTGCTCTATTTTTCGGAATCTTAGTACAAGGAACAAAGTATGCAGTATTTACATATTCTCTAGATTGAGTATAGTTATGATGATGAGGTAAGATACCATAAGCCTTTGGATCATAGAACATCTTCTTTAAACCATCTAAAGCTTCTTTAGTATCACCACTAGTACCTCCGACTAATCTAATTCCCCAAGATTCTCCTGGAGGACCAACTAATGCAGTGCTTTTAATGTATTCTTTAGACAATCCTTTAAAACTACCAGCTTCTTCAAATATAAGCAAATCAGTACGATAACCACGAATCTTATTCGGCTTATCTGCTACAATGCCTATAACTTGAGAACCCCAGCCATCTTCTACTTTCTATCCATTTACTATTTTAAATACAGATGCTTTCTTGTGGTCTTGTTTATCAATCACTTGTCGTAATTTAAAGAAACCTCCGTCTGTATTATCATTAATAAATGACATACAATTCCAAGCTTTGGCTAAAGTATTCTATACATGGTCTGCATTAAAAGCAGCGATAATATTAACTGTATTTCTAATTGAATTATAACTATTAACAGCTACAGCTGATAAAATCTCAGAATATCCTCAATTTGTTATCCTATAAGTTTTTTATCTTATAGATCTTATAGTTTCCTATAAGTTCAGCGTACATTTTCATCCTCGGATGTAGGATGTTCCACACTCTTGGGAGGATTATTACTCTCATTAACGTTCACCTCCTACGCGTTACGGAACTCAGAGATGATCTGGGTTTCCTCGGTATTAGCATAGTAATTAAATTTATTAAATTTTCGAGTTAAATAAAAATTAGCTTCATCATATAAGAAATGGAATAATTTTCTACATTCCTTTTTAGACCCTGTATAAATTCTCCACATATCATCTCTTTTTAGATACATAATATTTGTTTTTATGTTATTTTCTGACAAAAACTTTTGTATATCTATTAATAAAGAAGAAGTTTTAGCATCTATTGAAAATCGTACTTTAACATTGGGGTTAGGCCTATCTTTATATGAATAAACACCCATTGAAAAAGACCCATCGCCATCAAAATAGCCTCTTAAAAAATGTACTAATAATTCTTCTTTGATATTAGTAGGCATATGCAATTCTTTATAACTTTTATTATACCCATATCCTAAAGAAACTAATGAAGTACAAATACATGAACTGTTTATGTCTACTCCAATATTACCATGAGCATGAATTATACTTCCTCTTGGTCCTTTAAATTTTCTTTCTTTAGTTTGATATAATCTTGCATCCGGACTTATAATATCTTTATATAAATATACTAATTCACAATCTTGTTTTTGTAACTCTACTCTAAGGGTTTTTCTTTTTTCATCAATACTTCCATCAGCTACAAAAAATCCTAATAAATAAGCTTGTATTTCTGTTTCTATTTTTGAAAAAAATGTATGTTTTACTCTTCTATTAGAATGCATAGATTGTGTGGCTGGATAATTATCCTCAATATATTTTAATTGCTCTTGTTTTGTCATAATAAAATACTTTAAATTTAATAAACGTGATAAATCACCTTAGCTTTTACCGATTTTGCGGAATTTTACATTTTATATTACTATAAAATGGAGACAGCTATATTTATCTCCCTGGACTTCATTATACAAGCATTTAATTTCAATGCTCTACATAATTCAATGTAATGAAATATTTCATACTATCCTGCATAGAAAGCTGGAAATATATATTGACGACCACCGCCTGCTTTGCCTTTAATGTCAAGGTCCAATAATTGGAAGAAGTTTAAGAAGAAATAATTATCACCAGTAATCCTATAACCATGTGAAACCATCCCTTCCCTACATCTCTTATACTATAAATCCCAGAACTCTGCAAATGCTTTACTACCATATCGGTATTCAGTATAATGCCCAGTTCTTAAGAATGTTTCCCTAGCTTCAGTAAACCAATCAGGGTCGAAGTCTAATCCTCTTGTCTTATTTATAGGCTTATATCCAGTAATCTCATAAGATAAGTCAGTATCGAAGTATTCTATCTTCTCTCCTATTCTAACATCCCAATTAGAAATAGGCTAATTAGTAACTATTTTAGGATGCTCAGAAGATATAACCTGTTCTTCAACTTGTTGTTTTACAGATTCTTCAACTTGTTTGACCTCTTGTTGTATTACGGGTTTCTATTCTGACTTTCGAGGACGCCCTCTTTTTCTCTTTACAGGTACTTCTTCCATACATTAAAAGCTAGGTTGATAACCATCTTGTACACCGCCTCTAATGTTAGAAACATCAGTTATTTGTTTCTTAACCATATTTTCTAAGGTTATAAGGCTTTCATGTACTTTATTAAGGGAAGTAATCTCAGCAATAACATTCTTTGCTTGGAATAAAGGTTTGCCAGATACTGGGTCTCTTTCCTCTATATCTAGGTTATCAAAGTATAGAATTAATTTATCTACTGTATCTCTAGCAGATTGTAGCAATCTCAAACTCTTATTAGAGTTCTGTATTTCTTCATACTTTCTACAAGCTGCTCTAAACTCAGGATTATTAAACTCCTCTTCAGTCATACTTGCATCTTGTAATGCAGCATTATGTCTTTCTAAAGGAGTATAGTCAGCATAGAGTGATTTCCAATCTATTGCTAACCAAA